GCGCCAACTGGGCGCGTGCCTACAAGATGGCCGTTTCCGCCATCGATGAATACGAAGAGCCGGACGAAGACGATAACGGCATCGTTAAAGAACAGAAGATACTGGCTTATAAAATCACGTTTGAATCGGGATGGCGAATCACCGCATTGTCCAGCAGGCCGACAAACCTGCGCGGCAAGCAGGGCCGCGTGGTGATTGATGAGGCCGCGTTTCATGACGATCTGCCTGGGCTTCTCAAGGCGGCGATGGCGCTCCTTATGTGGGGAGGCCAGGTCAGGGTCATCAGCACGCACTTCGGAGAGACGAACGAATTCAATTCCGTGATCCAGGACATTCGTGCTGGTAAGAAGCCCTACAGCCTCCACCGGGTGGACTTTGACGACGCCCTGCGGGATGGCCTTTACCGGCGGATCTGCGAGGTCTTGGGGAGGGACTGGACGGCCGAGGGACAAGCGGCATGGAGGCAGGCCATTATCGATTCCTATGGTGAGGACGCTGATGAAGAACTTTTCTGCGTCCCCAGCCAGGGAACGGGAACCTTTTTGACTCGCGCCCTGATCGAGACCTGCCTGAGCGCCGATATCCCCGTGATTCGGTATGAAAAAACAAACACTTTCGCGGAGGTCGCCGATCATTACCGCCAGTCCGAGGTTCAAGCCTGGTGCGAGGAGATTATGCTGCCGCTTTTAGAAAATCTGGATCCCAAACGTCGGCACTACTTCGGTGAAGACTTTGGCCGCACCGGTGACTTATCCGTCATCACACCGCTGGCTGAACAGCAGGACACGACATTCAAAGCGCCCTTTATGCTTGAACTGCGCAATATTCCATTTCAACAGCAGGAGCAGATCCTCTGCTTTATCGTCGACAGACTTCCTATGTTTTCTCATGGTGCGCTCGATGCACGAGGCAACGGTCAGTATCTGGCTGAACGCATGATGCAAAAATACGGCGCGATGAGGATCAGCCAGGTCATGCTGTCTGAAGCCTGGTACCGCGAAAACATGCCTAAATACAAGGCGGCGTTTGAAGACAGATCCCTTCTACTGCCAAAGGACGCGGACGTTATCGAGGATCACCGGGCATTCAAGGTCATTAAGGGCGTTGCCAAGCTTCCGGACACCAAAAACATCGGGCAGGACAAAAAAAAGCGCCACGGCGATTCCGGCATCTCCGGCGCGATGGCCTGGTTTGCTACCAGGCAGGAAGGCGCACCGGCGGCATGTGTCGGCCAGGATCCCCGGAAGCGCGATGTGATCGGCCTGGGGCGCGGCAACATGGCGCAGCATAAGGGCGGTTTCTTCGGGCGGTTTTCGCAAAAAATTACCATCAATGAAAAGGCGGCATAATGGACCTCAGACTTGCAATTGCTAAATTTATCGCGCCGACGCTGAAAACAGAGTCCGAGCATCGCGCCACGATGGCCGACGAGATCAAGACGGCTGTAGCTGAACAGATCGCCAAAGCCAAGATGGATATGCCGATCAGCGTCAACTATGACCCGAAAAATGAAGGCTACCGCCGCGTATCCGACAGCATCTATTCGCGCAACCTGATGCCGGTCCAACAGGCCCGCATGTTCGAAATCGCGTACTATATGTTTGACGCTTCGGCAATGTTTAAGCGCCTGGCGCAGATCGACCGGGGATTTCTCTTTTCCGGCCCAATCGTCATCGGCTCCGACAGCACCGACGTCAAAACCAAGATCGACGCTTTCTGGGCGGACCCCGAAAACAACATGGCGCTCAATTATCCGGAATACGCCATGTGGATGTCCATCCTGGGTGAGGCGCTCTGGCCGGTGGACGTGAACGCGATGAGTGGTTTTGTCCGCCTGGATTATGAAGATCCGGCCTTGATCAAGGATATCTGGTGCAATCCTCAGCGCCCAAAACAGCTCCTGCAGGCGGAAATGATGGGCGCAAATGGGCGAATCGGGAAAAAATACGCTATCATCCGCAAAGACTACAACATCTATTCCAAAACCTACAACCGGTTGGTCGGCGACTGCTTTTTCGCCCGCCTCAATGCCCCGCCCAATGCCGCGCGCGGCCGCAGCGACTTCATGACGCTGGTGGACTGGATCGATTCCCTGGAGCGTTACGGCTACAACTATCTGGAGCGCGCCGAATTTATGCTCAATTTCGTTTGGGACGTGACTCTAAAGGGCATGGATGAAAATCAGATCCGCGCCTGGTTGCGTGACAACCCGCCGCCGGAACCGGGTTCGCAACGCGCTCACAATGAGAATGTGACATGGGAAGCCGTCTCTCCGGATCTCAAGGCGACGGATTTTAAGTCCGGCTTTGACATGGGAAAATCGTTCATCATGGGTGCCGCGGGCAGGCCGGAAAGTTGGTTCGGCTCGGGCGGAAAGCAGTACCAGACCGAGGCGGATCAGGCAGGCCAGGCCCCGGTGGTAGATCTGGAGCAGCGCCAGCAACTGCATAAATACCTGCTCACGCAAATCCTGCAATTTGTCATCGATCAGGCAGTTATCCACAAAACGCTGTCGGAAACCGAAGCTGCCAAAGGGTTTACAATCACCATGCCGGAGATCTCGAAAAAAGACCTGGCCAAGTTTGCCAGTACGATGCCGCAGCTCACGACGGCTTTGGCTGTGGCGGTCACCAACAAGTTTGTCCAGCGTGACACGGCAATCAAAATGTTTGCGTTCGTGGCTGGATACCTCGGCTACGAAGTGGACGCGCAAGCGGAAATAGACGCGGCGCTGAAGTCACTGGATGATAGCGCGACGGACTATGAGGCGCTTTTGAAAAAGGCGGAAGAGGCACAGAAGAACAAGGGGTTGCAACCCCTTGTTCAAAAGGATGCGGCAGGCAATGGCGAGTAAATACGACACACAGGTCCAGGCGCTGATCGCGCAGGCGGAAAGCATGGCCGATATGCAAGTGGCTAAAGCCATCCGGCGGCTTAGCGTCGCCCGCAAACAGATCGCCGCATCCGTGGCCACAACGGAATGGGAGCTCTATCGTCTGCCTCAACTCAAGCGGGCTGTTGACAGCGCCATGCAGGATTTCGCAGGCCGATATGCGAAAGAATTAAGCAGCGATCAGAAAGAATTCTGGTCTTTTGGCCAGACGATGGTGGACGAGCCGATCCTCGCGGTCGGCATCAAGGCAATTATTCCGGCCATTGATACAACCGTGCTGGTCGCCATGCAGAATTATTCCACTCACCTGGTTCAGGCGCTGGGTACGGACGCGGCAAACAAAATCTACAACGAAATGGCGATGGGCCTGATGGGGCAGAAGACGCCGTTTGAGGTCATGCAGGCAGTAGGCGCCAACTTAAAGGACAAGGGCATTTTCAATTCCATCGCGGCGCGGGCGGAAACCATCACCCGGCAGGAATGCGGCAGGATTTTGGAGGCGGCCAGCCAGAAGCGCATGGAGGCGGCGGCTGAAGTAGTGCCCGGATTGCAGAAAATGTGGCAGCACGGCGTTTCCCGCGTGCCCAGGTTATCGCATCTGGCGGCGGTTGGCCAGGTCCGTGACGTGAATGAACCGTTTATGGTCGGTGGCGAGGCGCTCATGTACCCGCGCGATCCAGCGGGATCTCCCGGCAATACGATCAACTGTAGCTGTTACACCGTGCCGTACATGGCCGCATGGTCAAAGAAAGAACAACAAGCGGCATAGGGGTCAGCTCATGGCTCATAGTAAAAAGGGCGAAAACAAAATTAAAATCTAGGAGGAATAAAATCATGGCAGAAGAAGTGAAAAACACAATTGGCGACAAATTAATCGCAGCAGGATGTGCGGCATACGGCATTGATAAAAAACATGTCATAGGCAGCCGCTACGACGACGCGGCTAAAGAGGCCGTCATTGTGACGGTTGGTGGGTCAAAGGTGCGGTTTAAGGACGGTGACAAGGTTGTGCCGTTGAGCGAAATCGCCATCACCGGTATCAACCCGGCAAAGCGCAAGCCGCTCACAGGCGGGAAGAAATAGGCTAAAGCCCGAAGAGGGGAAAAGTTTGTCATTCCGGTTTAGGCCGGAATCCAGGGAAACGAGGTCATCATGAAAAAAGATCAAAAGAAGGACCAGCGGGCACAGGCGGCGGAGCTGAGCCTGGACGATATCCGGGATCTGTTGCGGCATGCGATCCGTGAGCGGTTTAAAACCAGCTATATCAGCGATGCGAGCAATGAACCCGTCGAGCTGGATACCTACCTGCGCGAAGTTTATCCGTCATACCTGGTCTATGAGCAGGCCGAAAAATGCTACCGCATTACCTGGTCTATTCTGGACGGCAAAGTTACCCTGGGAGAGACGCCTACCGAAGTCGAGCAGACCTGGGTTGAGGCGCGATCCGCGCAGGCCGAATCTGATGAGGGCGTGGAAATACTCATGCGCCTGGACGCCGCGAAAGACATTGATGGCAGCGCCTGGGACGTCCTTATCTGCGAACCCGGCTTTACCAAAAACGGCTGGTTCATTCCGGATGAAGCGCTGCGGGTGGTCGCCGACGAAAAGATGTTTGAAAATGTCGATGTCAATCTCTTCGAGCTTCCGACAGGGGCCACGCACCTGCCCGATCCGCTGTTCGATATCAAATCTCTGTTGGTTAAAAGCAAGGTCGGGTGGATCGACAATGTCAAACACGCGGCGGGTGTCGGCCTCCAGGGCGTGCTGCATTTTCTCGAATCAGCCAAGTGGCTTGGCAAAAATCTGCTGGCCGCCAAAACAAAGGGCGGCAGCGTTTACGGGCTATCGTACGATTGCCCGGTGCGCGCGGCAAAGGCGGTTGTGGAAGGAAAGGAAGTTTTTAAAATCAATAAGTTTTTGTCCGCCGACTCGGTGGATATCGTAACTAGGCCCGCAGCAGGCGGGAAATTCAACCGGGCAGTGGCCAGTGTGCCAGCCCATAACAAGGAGGATGTTATGAAGAAAAAAATGATCGATCTGATCAGAGTGAAAAGACCGGACCTCCTGGACGGGAAGGATGAAGCGGCACTGACCGATCAGGAAGTTGAAGCACTGGCCCGGATGGCAATGGACCCGACGGAAAGTAAAAAGCCAGGTGACAAAATTGACACAGCCAATCTTGTCACCAAAGACGATTTGGCTATTGTGCGCTGCGGCATGGATCTGGACAAGAAATTGGCGGACAAGGATCTCGGCCTGCCGCAGGTCTCCGTGGAACGCATCCGGGCGCAGTTTACGGGGCGTGCGTTTGCGGCAGAGGACCTGGATAAAGCTATTGCCGGCGAAAAAGAATACCTGGGAAAATTGACGGCCACGCAGACCAACGCCATTCCCAGCGGCATCATCACCGGCGGTTTGGGATCGTTCGAGCGCGCCTGCATGGCAGCCGACCGCATGTTCGGCCTGACCAAAGAGGACATGCTCCGCATGGCCAAATTGCAACGGCTGGACAACAAGCGGCTTTTCGAGGATGTCCGCAGCGTCCAGGATTATAATGATTTCGACAGCGTCCCCGCTTTCGGGAGCATCCGGGAAATGTACACCTATTTCACCGGCGATACGGAAGTTTCCGGGCGCTTCAATCGCAAGGCGCTTGCCCCGGAGTTGCGCAGCTCAATGGACATCAATAGCGCGACCTTCACCTATGTCCTGGGCAATACCCTGTCCCGCAGGCTGGTCGGCATTTACAAGGCGATGGCGTTTTTGGAAGAGAAAATCATTTCCATCAAAAAGCCCGTTAAGGATTTCCGCACACAGGAAGCCGTTTTGGTCGGCGGATTCGGCGACCTGGCCACCGTGGATCCGGAAGCGG